TTTGCCTTATCCTCGCCAAAACGCTCTACGAGGGCTTCATGGGTCATGTAGACCCATCGCCATACGCAGGTCACTTCCTCCCACGTCCGCGCCGTAGAGTGTCCAAAATCCTTCCAATGGACGTAATCGGCAGGGGCGCACTCGTATTCGATGCGCTCCAAGTCCGCGCCCTCGACGTCCTCGGTCAACTGCAGCCCTTCATCGCCTACGCCGATGCGCGTAACGTGCGGCTCGTACCGTACCCATGCGATGCCGCGACCGGGGAGGAACCTGTCCTCGACCGCATACCGCATGGCAGCGCGGAAATCGGGGTAATGCTCAATCTCAAAGTCCAGCGCCCGCTCGACAAGCGTAGCCGCTACACGCCCCACCGGATCGTTATCACCAAACCGCCGCGACACATCGGCCTTCGGCAACCGGGCGAACACCGCAGGCACAAGCGTCTGGACGTTTGACCAAAGGATGTTGAACTTGGCGGTTTCGTTGTTCGTCTGCCCGCGAGTGTCATCGCGGTAACGCTTCAGAATCTTCTTCGCCCGCGCTTCCCATTTGCCAAACTCGGAGTCATACGACGCGATGACGCCGAGCCACTTTTGCACGGGGCTGGTTTCAGGTTCCATGTTGCCCCTCGCGGGTTATCAAGCCGAGAAGATGCCCACAGCGGCGACAGTCACACCCGCGCCCGTGGTCACACGCCACGCACCCGAGGCCGTCAGCGCGTTGACTTCGATGCTATACACGCCGACCGGGGTGTTGGCGGGCATCGTAAAGACCGTGATTGCGTTGTCAAGAATCGTAACCGTCGAGGTGGCGGCGGTGTTCACAACGACAATGACGCGGTGCAGGTAGTCACCGATTGCACCCGTGCCGCCGAGGACTTGGTTAGTCTGCGAGGCCGCGACCGTTTCATATTGGAAGCGGTAGGGATCAGCCGTACTCATATCCGTGTTCTCCGACTCGTCTGCGCCGTCGCCCACATATCGTTGAGCGTAGCGGTGTTGGTTGGCCCGACCATCAGCGGTCGAGGTTCCGCAGGGCGCTCCGTTGTCGGCGCGTCCTCACGATAAGCCAATGCTAGCATACGAAAAGCGTCTGCCGGATGCGAAGCCCAATCGTGGCGCGGCGTCTGCCTAAACGCTTTCTTGTCCTCGTCGTACTCGCGTTGATACTGCCGCAAGGCTTCGATGCCGTCCCTGCACCCGTCCTCGTTGAACCAACAGCGCGGCAAGACCTGACGCACCGCCTGTATGCCGTCCTGCACGGACAACTCAGGCACCACGGCAAGGTTCGCAAAGCCTAGATGCGATGCCAGTTGTTCGATGATGCTTTTACCCGCAGCCGCTAACGTCTTGGCTCTAGCGTCATGCGGCAAGTAATGTTTGGCGTAGCGGTAGGGCTTTACCTTTACGGCATCCGCTATCTGCTCAATGCTCGCACCGCTCACCGAGTAAAAGTCGATGACGCGCACTTCACCGCGCAGCACTTGGTAAAACCAGATGGCGGTATCGTCCTTGTAGCCCAAGTCCCATGCGGTATAGACCTTTAGATGCTCGTCGTGCTTGACGCGCCCGATGCGTCCCTGATCTTGCGCCTCGCGCATTTCTTTACCGTAGAACGCGCCGAGGATGGCGGCTTCAAAAGAACACTCGTATTCCTGTAAGTACTGATCCTCGCTTAACTGCGCCCGTGCTGCGTTGAGTTCCGACACCGGCAACAGGCCGCTTGTCGAGGCCGGGAGCCGCAGCATGAACCATTCATCCGGTATCCGCTGCGCCGTCTGGTAAATGTCCCAGAACTGATTCTTGCCCTTTGGCGTACCGGCAAAGACCGCCCACCCCTGCTTGTCCGATAGCGCAGGGCGTATGACGTTACCGAACACCGAGGGCCGAAAGTCGCCGTACTCGTCTAGGTAAATGCCGCTGAAGCCTAGACCGCGCATGGCATCCGCGTTGTCTGCGCCGAACAGCCCGACCTTTGCGCCGTTGAGCAGCGTTAAGGTCATCATCTGCTCGTTAGCGTCCGCGATCAGCGGGGCGGCGTAGAACTTGAAGTAGTCCCACGCGATGCGTCGAGCCTGATTCTGGTAAGGCGCGACATACCCGAACAAACCGTTAGGCCCGGTATACATCACGGCTGCGCGGATGATGTCGTTTACCGCTGCGACTGTTTTACCGGCTCGACGATGCGCGACGAGGCAGGCCCACCGCTTCGTGCGGTCGTGGAATGGAAGGAAGGCCCGCCGTGGGTTGTACGGCAGGACTATTTCAGTCAACGGGGTTGCCCCATGTGATTACTATGCGCTGCGCTTCGCCGTCCTTGCCCGTGACCTCGCTGCGCTGCAACTTCGGCACATGGTATTCCAACAACGAGGTAAAGCAGCCGAACGCCGCCTCTGCTCCACGGTCGCGGTGTATCTCGTCTAACCACCCCTGCAGCCGGTCGGCGTTGCCGTCCACGAATCGCGCTATAGCCTCCCGTGCGGCGGCTGTGGCCTTGTTAGGGCTACCTTTGGGGCGACCTGCTGGCATAGGTAAATATTCCTGAATTGTTTATTGTGTGAAACAATCGAAATTACTAATTGCCGCCGCTTTTATCAATAACAACCATTGCGGGAAGCCTTTTTGCTTTTCTGGCAATCAAAGCGTCAAACCTATGCCCGCCTTCAACGATATATGCGCCTTTATCGTCATAAGCAACAATGAGCGGGTTAAGTTCTTTTGACTGCCCAATTTCATCAGCCAACTTGCGCGTTCTTGCGTCAAGTTTATCCATTGAAATACTGTTAAGGTAATCCGGGTCAAAGTCGCTCATCGGAACTGACCTAACCCCCGGCAACACTTCGTAATCATCAAAAGACGCGGCAATAGAGCCAACGTTGGGAATGTCTTTTCTTACCAAAAGACCGTCAACCATTTCGCCCGCCTTTACGATTGGCTGTTCATGCGGAGCAAACTTTCGCAGCCCCCCCGCCGCCTTCGCCACGCCGCCCACAACAGGCACCGCCGCAAGGGTAGCCAGTCCCATGCCGAGTTTGTCGCCTGTGCGCCGGGATCGCTCAAAGTCTCGCGCAGCCTGCGGGTACTGCAACGGGGTAAAGCCTGCGGCTATGTCTAGCGCCGTGTCACCCATGCCCTGCGAGGCGGGAGCGTCGAGGCTCGTCATGCGCTGTGCTGCGCCCCTGACTGACTGGCCGACTTGGTTAAGGCTCGGGACAGGTTCGCCCGGTGCGCCAAACCGCTGCCCGTAGTCATCGGGTACGGCTACGCCCTGCGTGTTGGCTATCTGCCGACGCAGTTTGCCGAGGTACTCTAATGCAGCGGCGATGCGGCTAGGTTCTGCCATGCGCGTATTGTATCAAAGTGCGTATTCGGGGCGAATCGCCAACTGGTAAAGTTCCCGCAACTGCCGCACCGTCGCCTCGGGATCGCGTGCCTCTATCCACTCGCCGCGTGGTTCCCAGACTGCGCGAAATGCCGCCTGCTTATCGCTCAACTTGCCGTTGGCGTGTTTGATTTCCATCCAGCACACGAATGGTTTACCGCACGGCAGCGGCTTGACCGCCAACTTGTCGGGGATGGCGTGACCCGCCCGGGCGAAGTCCCACACGTCAAACCCCGCAGCCTTTACCGCATCGGTCACGGCTCCGTCGTTCATATCTCGTCGCATGGCGTAGCGCATCGTGGTTGAAACCCGCCCTTCTTCCTTGCGCCGATTATAGCCTTTCGCCCCTCGCGTGTCTGGCAACGCATCTGCAGCCGCGCATGGTCAAGGCCGATCATATCGCATATCCATTGCATCGACCCGATGCCATCCTCCGTGCTGTTTATCCACCGCATCGCCTGCCACCCATCTTCCCGGCCTGTCTTGGTGCAGTCGGTGATGGCCTGCCAGAGTACCGCAGCCCACAGCGCCCGGTAAGGGTTTGGCGGGAGGTCGTTGTCCGCGTTCAGGTCTGATTGGAAGTTGAAGCCGCGCATGGTTCACCCAAAAAGGTCAAGATTTTCAAAAGTGTTTACTGCGTTTTTGTTCCAATGGTATGCGCTTGCGTGTTTTTCTATGCGCTCCATAAGAATGATTGCCCGTGCTGTTCTTGACGCTGGCGAATATGGGCCGTTCCATTTTTTGTCAATTCCCACATTACGCGCAACATTGCAAGAGTCGGCGCTAGAAAGCGGAAGTTTGCTAAAAATCGTCGGGTTCAGCATCCGCAGTCCGTGCAGTTTGCTTCGCGGCATCCCGTCAGCATCGCAAATCACTTGCATGGCAGCAGCCATCCGCGCCCACCATTTTTGATCCCCAACCACCGCAAATTCACCAGATGAACCCAAAGCAATGCGCGGGTATTCGCATAGCCGGTTGAGCCGGTCTAACGATTCGTGCATATGCCAAACCGGAACGGATACCGATACAGGCAATCCCCACCCTTTTAGCAGCGCGTCGTTATCGGCTTCCGAGCCGTCGATTTTGTCAGGGATGATGCACCAATCCAAAGCCGGGTGCTTTACCCATTTCGCTGCCCATGCTGCAAACCCGTCAAAGTCATATTTTGCACCTGATTTCCACGCCGAAAACGCGCCGTTATCCAACACCACCGACTGGCAAATTTCCGCAGCAATCTCCATTTGCTCGGGATGCTCAAAACTAACCATTGCGTGTTTAGTCGCAAATGCCCTAATCATGTCGTGCGTGTTTGACATGGGCAATCCGTGGTAATGAATCACTTGATGCCCACCAATTTATGCGTTTGTAAAGACAATGAAAACCCATGTTTTTTGCAAGCCTCAACGCAAAGGTTTAAGGCTCGGTTTCCGTTACTCACGGGCTGCAGGTAAACAGGCGTCCATTGCCCGATGTGCGGAATAACCTCGGTCAAAAGGCGATCAATGTCGTTTTGAGAGGCGACCACCTGTTTGATTTCGCAAGCCGCTCTCAACGCTTGAAGCGAAAGCGGCTTAAAAAACTTGGGACTGACGGTAATCCATTCTGGCCCGTAAGCATCAAAACAACCGCTGGTTTCTATCTGTACGCGCCGCCCTTCCAAATGCAAAGCGTAAAGCAATCGGCGTATGTCCTGCTCGTAAGGCTCCCCGCCCGTAATGACGATGTGCCGAGCGTTGTACGGGATGCCCCGCACAATGTCCGAAAGCGCTGTTTTTTTAGTGCCTTGCTCCCAAGTTTCTTTAGAGTCGCACCATGAGCAACCAACGGAACAGCCTTGCAAACGAATAAACCATGCCGGGGTTCCCGTCCAATGGCCTTCGCCTTGAATGCTAAAAAACTGATCGGCAACGGCAAATTCTGAACTTCCTTCCGTGTTTTTTAACGGCGCGTAATTTCTTAACGGCTGGATGTGCAAATAACGGGTCATTGTGCCGCCTTGTCGTAAGTTTTGATGCCGTGCGATATCGCTTTGGAAATGATGTGCGCCTTGACGTTCCACGCCTTTGCGCGTTGCTCTAGCAGCCCGAGCCATTCTTTACGCGCGATACGTGCGGCGCTGTAGTCT